AAGTCTAGCCGATGAAAGTATTCCTATGTCTGCAAACAATGTAATTGTAGACTTAGGGAAATTAATAGAATCAACTCCAAATATTACAGGCGCAACTATAGCAGATATTTTAGAAGACTCTTCAAGTTCAATATCTATAAACATTAAAAACCTTGCTAAAGACGCAGGTGGTGGCAAACAAACAGTTGAAGAAATAGAAAATATTGTTATTCAATCTGTTGAAAGAGGAACAACAGGAAAAGAAATTAGATATTTAGCATCTCACGGCATCTGGAAGGGGACAACTGCTTTAATAGGAAAGACTTATGGTAAGGCCGCAGGATTGCTTACGCCTTATGTAAAGTATTCTAATGACGCTAAAACCTTACAAAAAGCATTTAATTTTCAGTTTGGTATAGGATATAAAACCACTAAAGATATTGTAGGAATGGATTTTTCAGAAACTGCCGCACGTATTACAGGCGATTTAAATGTTGAATACTTTAACAACATTGAGCCTATAGCAATGCATCAACTTACAGGCGAAGTAGAAGATAGCGTTAATGATGCTTTAAATTTAACAGTTCGTGGAAGGTCTTCTGGTGTTGCAGAAATAGATACAGCAGGAAAGCAAATAAGGGACACGTTTAGGAAAGTTGGAAGACAGCTAAAAAAATATGGCGTAATAAAACACGATGTAGAAAACTACTTTCCTAGAATGTGGGATCGCAAAGCTATTGATGAAGGACAAGACGAGCTTGTAGATATTCTTGTAAAAGTTGGAGAAGCTAAAGACTTAACAGAAGGACAAGCCATTGTGGCCGAAATGTTAGACAAAGAAAATCAACTGTCTAGCGGGACTAGTGGTCATTTCTTTTCTGCTACTCGTGCTTTTGAAAAAATAACAGACGACTCTTTGGTGGCTAAGTTTTTAAATCCTGATGTACGTACAACAATTATGGACTATAACTTTCAAGCAGGTAAAGCCTTAGCTAAAAAAATAACTCTTGGGGTTTCAACTGAAGAACAATTTATAAATAGGTGGGTAAATGGCATAGATGCTGATATGCGTAAAGCAGGAAAGCCTTTAACCAAAAAAGATAAACAGAACATAGTAGACCTTTATCGCACAGCGACAGGAGAAAACTTAACTCGTTATAGCCCTGAAATTCAAAATGTTGCAGATGCCTATACTTTAACCACTAGAGTTGCGTTATTAGGCGGCGTAACAGTAAGTAGTTTAACAGAAATAATGGTTAACTTAGGTCGAGCAGGATTTAGAAATACAGCTAAAGCTTTTGTAGAGGCTAGTGAAATAGGATTTAAAAAAGCTACAAAAGATATTCACTCTGATCTACAAACTCGCAATGGATTAACTGCTAAAGAAGCTTACAGAGAATTTCAAAGTGTAGGTATTGCTATGGAGCAATCAGCCACGCCTGTAGATGCATCACATCGTTTAGGCGGCGGTGATTTAATTAATGAAAAAATGCAAACACTGAGTAATAAATTTTTTAGATTAACTTTCCTAGACCAGTGGACAAAGTTTGTACAGCGTGTTTCTTTTGTTGCGAGTAAAAACTTTATTGAAGAAAATTTAAATACTATAGCTAAGCACGGCAGTTTAAAGCCTACTAAAAAAATAGAAAGCATTATGGGCGAACTAAACGAGCTAGACATAAACCCAGAGCAAGGCGTTGAGTGGATAAAAAATGGTGCTAAGCGCAGTGATAAATTTTATCAAAATATTGTTAACGGCTCAGCACGATACACAAACCAAGTTATCCTGCACCCTACTGGCATGTCTGGTAATAAGCCAATGCTACACGCTAAACCTACTACAGCAATATTGTTTCAGCTTATGGGCTATCCTGCGGCATTTACAAACACTGTGCTTAAAGGCGGCTTTCAAAGGTTAGTTAAAGACCCAACAAGAAATGGATTTAAATTAGCTTCAACAGCTTTAATAATGACAGAAACTGCACGTATGACCAACTGGATTAGAAGTCGTGGAGAAAGCGAGAAAAACAAATCAACTGAAGAAATATACACAGCGGCTATCGCACGTTGGGGCGGCTTTGGTTTAGCGGCTGACCAAGCTATTAAAGGTGAAAAAGCTTTAGATTACAATAGAAGTGTTGGTGCTACTATAGCTGCTTCTTTAGGCGGCCCCGCTATTAGTGATTTAAATACTTTGCTGACTCGTGGGCCTGTACAAGCCGCACAACAAAAAGTTCCTTTTAGTTCTTTAGGAAACGCCATAGTCGGCAAGCAGAAAATGAAAGATTGGAGAAAGCTTGGAAGAAAAGCAGACACTGCACTAAAAGAAGCTTTAAATATAGAAGAAGATTATAAAGCAACTTTTAACAAAGGTGGCGAAGTTAATGTACCCAATGCACCCGCTGAGCCTGATGAGCGCGTCAACAAACTTACAGGCTTGCCTTATAACTATGAAGCAGGATCAGCCTATATGGATGAAGACGACCCGCTGAAAATAATTCGGTCAGGGTTTGTGTTGGGTGGCGCAGTAAAAGGAATAACTAAACTAGCTTCAAAGGCTTTCTCGCCTAAAGGAGATTCTGGATTCTTTAGCATGGCCGAAAAGAAAGCAATGGACTTAAATCAAAACAAAGGTTCAGGCGATCAGTTTATTAGCCTGTTAAAGAAAAATGGCGTAACAGAAGATGAGCTAGAGTTTACAGGTTTTAGTGACGAATTTGCGGGTAAGCCCAAAGTCACTAAAGAAGAGGTAGTGGGTTATTTAAATGTTAATCGTTTAGATGTTGAGTCGCGCACAGGAAGACCTTCAAAGTTTGACGAAGAAGATATGTATGCAGGCATAGATGATGATGATGTTCCTGTTGATGATTTTCTTGAAGATGTTGCTGATGATATAGATTTAGAAAACGAGTTTACTCCTATAGCTGAACACAAAGAATATTCTTGGGAGGGGCCTGACACTCAAGACTATAGAGAAATTACACTAAGCTTGCCAAAAAGTAAACAACGCGGGGAACGAGCTTATACTACAGATCATTTTCCTGATCAAGAAAATGTTATAGCTCATGTACGTCTTGCAGATATTGTAACTGCTGATGGCAAAGAAGTTTTATTGCTTGACGAACTTCAAAGTGATGTACACAAAGCAGGTAGTAAGTTTGGATACACAAATGAAAAAGAACAACTTAAAATACAAGAAGAACTAGGAAAAATATACGATGAATATCGAGCTAAAATGAAAATATTGGAAGACGAGGCCGATGTTTTAACCGAAATAAATGAACTTACTGTAAAACAGGAAGACCGTTTAGATTACCTCGATGGAGAAATAGGAGCATTAAATAGAGAACTTGATGTGCTAATGGGCGATCCTCGTGTTACTAATCTAGATGAAGCGCCAGTTCCTGAAATGCCCTTTAAACAACGCAAAGGTTCTGGGTGGGCGCAATTAGGAATTAAACGCGCTCTAATAGAGGCGGCTGAAAAAGACTACGACACTCTTGCTATGACTACAGGACAACAACAAGTAGACCGATATGCTAAAGCTATTGAAGACCCTAGTGGTTTCTACAAGCGTTACGACAGAGACTACATTAAAATACTAAATAAGTTTGGCGCTAAGTACGGTCAAAAAGTAAAGATGATAGAAGTCTTACAAGGCGATGAAATTGTAGAAGTTCCTAGCATAAAAATAACCGAAGAGTGGAAGAATGATATTCAACGCGGACTACCACAATTCAACAAAGGCGGCAAAGTACTAAACAAACTAAAAAGGAACTGTGCATAAATGAAAGACGATTTTAAATACTTTAAACTCTCAGACTTTGATTGCCAAGAAACTGGCGAGAACGAAATGAACGAGAGTTTTATACGCAAACTAGACCACTTGCGGGAGGCGTGTGGCTTTCCGTTCTATGTGACTAGCGGCTATCGAAGCCCTAATCACAGCATAGAGAAGCGCAAAAAAGTTGCAGGCACTCATGCGCGTGGTATTGCCGCAGACATAGCCGTGAACGGTGGAAGACAAAGAATGCAGATAGTGCGCCATGCTTGTGCATTAGGCTTTGTAGGCATAGGGGTTGCTAAAGGTTTTGTACACGTAGATTTGCGAGATGATTTTAAACCAGTACTTTGGTGCTATTAATTTTAAACTAGGAGATATAAAAAATGTCAGAGAAAGGTATTGTAATTCCAACGTGGGCCATTCCGCTAGTAGTCAGTTTGTTTGTAGGTGCTATCTCTTATGGCGCGGCACAAGCCAATGCTGAAAGTACTACTACTGAAGTTAAACGTATTGAAGTCATTGTCAAAGAAACAGCTAAGAAGGCTCAAGAGAACGGTCAGGCTCAAGCTGTCACCGAAACAAAAGTTGATGCAATTGTAGAGTCATTGGCTCGTCAAGAAAAAATTCAAGAAAAGACTAACGATCAAATCTCTGCGTTAGTTCAAGCATTGTTGGCTAAGCAGTGAGAATGGTTTTTGCTTTGATCTTTCTTTTCTCTAATGGAGAGATTGATGAAAGTAAGACACGCTACTACGCAAAAAAACATCACTGCGTATATATGTGTCAGGAGCTATCTAAACCCTCCAAACACTATGAGGCAGTAGACTGTATCTGTCGTTTAACTTGGGTAGATAATTCTGAACGAGTTATAAAATGAAAACCCTCGTTTTTGCTTTAATAATAGAGACTTTGACTCCCGATGGTTTTGTTGAAGACGTTGAGGAGTATGGAGTCTGGAATAATATTAACTCTTGTGTTTATTTTGCTAGAACAATAACCCTGCAAAGCGTAAGGGGGTCAGGCGAAAATAAATTTGGGAAAATATATGACGTACCAGTAAGGGCTTTTTGCAAACCGAAGTATGTAGACCCGAAAGAAACTGTAATTTTTAAATGAGTATTGTATATGAGTAATTTTGATTATAGAGACAAAGAAGAATGGAAGGCTTTAATTTTTGTAATTGTATTTTTTAGCGTGGGCTTTAGCTCACTTCTTTGGATCGACTAATTTAATCGCAACAGTATTAAGGAGCTAAACAATGTTAGAAGCATTGATAGGGCCAGTGTCAGGACTGCTAGATAAGTTCATTGAAGATAAAGACAAGAAGGCGGCACTAGCACACGAAATAAGTACAATGGCAGAGCGCCATGCCCAAGAGCTTGCCAAGGGTCAGTTGGAAGTAAACAAAGTTGAGGCCGAACACAAAAGCCTGTTTGTTTCTGGATGGCGACCCGCAGTCGGTTGGTGCTGTTGTATGGCTCTTTTATATAACACACTCCTATCACCAATACTAGGCATATGGTTTGTTGTGCCAGAGGTTGATGCATCTTTACTAACGCCTGTCTTAATGGGAATGTTAGGTCTAGGAGCAATGCGTACAGTAGAAAAAACAAAATCAGTAGCGAGGAATAGTTAATGCCTGCAACAAAGAAAAAGAAATCAACAGTCAATAAAGCGGGTAACTATACCAAGCCTACAATGCGTAAGAACTTATTTAATAAAATTAAAGCGGGAAGTAAGGGCGGTAAAGCAGGACAGTGGTCAGCACGAAAGGCTCAAATGCTTGCTAAAGAATACAAAGCTAAAGGAGGCGGGTACAAATGAAAGTTAAAGCACCTAAAGGTCATCACTGGATGAAGCAGAAAGACGGCTCAATGAATCTAATGAAGCACACTGGCAAGTTTGTTAAGCACAAGGGCGCTTCACTTGAAGCTAATTTTAAAGTACAAAAGGTTCATAAGAAATAATGGCACTTAAAAAATCTCAAAAGTCTTTAAAGAAATGGACAAAGCAAAAGTGGCGTACACCTTCTGGAAAACCTAGCGGTAAAACTGGCGAAGTATACGCGCCTGCTAAGGCTATAAAGAAACTCAAATCAACTGCGGCAGGCCGAAAGAAACTTGCGGCGGCTAATAAAAAGAAAAGAGAAGCTACAGCTAAAGGCAAACAACACGCTAAGCATGGACTACATAAAGGAAAGAAACGATGAGAGAAGACTACAAGAAGGGCGGCAAAGCTAAAAAGAAAAAAGATTCAAGACTAGAGAGGGCAGGAGTTAGTGGATACAATAAACCGAAACGTACCCCCAAGCACAGTAAGAAAAGCCATGTTGTCGTGGCAAAAGAAGGTGACAAAATCAAGACGATTAGGTTTGGAGAACAGGGGGCAAGCACCGCAGGAAAACCCAAGGCGGGTGAATCTGACCGTATGAAAAAGAAACGAGCCTCTTTCAAAGCTCGTCATGCTAAGAACATAGCCAAGGGCAAAATGAGCGCGGCCTATTGGGCTAACCGCGTGAAATGGTGATCTGATGGCCGAATTATCTGAAGACACAGCGGTAACAATTCCGCTTAGAAATCTGATTGCAATGATTGCGTTTACATCAGTATCTACAATGGCGTACTTCTCTGTACAAGAGCGGTTAAATACCCTTGAACATGCCTTAGACAAAACTCAGATGGACATAGAGTCTAACTCTGAGTTCCGTATTAAATGGCCCAGAGGCGAATTAGGATCGCTCCCTGCTGATGCGCGGCAAGATATGCTAATTGAATACACAGCGGGTCTTGTCGATAAACAAATAACTAAAAGTGAAGAACTCTTAGATGACATACATAACCTCAAGTTAAGGCTTGCCACTCTAGAAAAAGGTTTAAATCCAGAATGAGAAGGCAAGATGTCTGCCACATATTGGACTGACAAAATTAAATGGTAGTATGATTAAGGGCGCTGAGTTCATCTTCTAAAAAAGAATGAAGCGCCTCTAGTTTTGGTTTCGTAAGTTGTACAATGTTTCTCATAATTAACAACTCGTCACCGCTAAAGACCTTATTTAAATCACCTTCAGGGATGCCGGACATTTCTGTCACGACAACCCCTTCACAGTTAATAAGAATTTTAAACCCTAAGACATTGGCTTCCTTGCCTTTCTTAAACGATTTCACAAGCACCGCCCACACACGCCAACTCTTGTGAGCCTGTTGTGTTATCTTCTTGTTCAAAGTTTTCAAGGTCATTCCAGTTAATATCTTTTGGCATAGCTTTTACTAACTCCTTATATTGATTTGCGTCTATCTCTTCATAAGGTGCTTGCTGATATACGTGGTCGCTGTACGGCAACAAGCTAATACCGCTACACAAATCAAAGTTTTCCCATATCCATTGAGATACCTGCAAGAACTCATCGTCTGTGTAGTAAACGGTTATGCTTGGTTTATGTTCGCACCAATGATTCTGATACGCTTTCCACAACGCTAACTGTTCCATAGCCCCTACTTGTTTAACTGTTGTACTAGTCTTAGGAGACTTCACAGGGAAACTAAACACAAGAGATGCAGGACTCATTACATCTTGTTCGACAGGGAATCCCGCTGTTGACATGTATTGCGCGAGGGGGTCTTTCGCATCTGAGCGTACTCGTCTAATGTAATGCTTAGAAAAACGAGGATGAATGCCACTGGCACTATCAACAAGCTGAGACACCGTGCCACTAGGCTTAACGCAAGTAATAGCCGCTGATTGATTAATTCCCAACTTCTTTGCCCAAGCTTTATTAGTTTTAACCGCAACACCCTTCATCTCCTCTAGCCATTCAGAAAGCTTGTCAGTAGACGAGCCTAGCACCTTATGATCCATAATCCCTGTAAGACTCACACCCAACAAAGCCTCTTCTTCTGTATTGCGTTGCCACACTTTACGCAAGTATCGGAAGTCTGTAAGCGTAGCCTGTAATGTTCCGATCATCGCGGCTACTTCTATTTTAGATTTCAAAGTCTCTAAAGTATCTTCAGACCTGACAACCACTTCCGATAAATTGCAGAACTGATTACTGCGTAATATGATTTCACTGCAAGGATTAGTACCAAAGTCCTGCTCAGCATCCCTACGTCCGTTCTTGCTTGCAACTTTCTGTGCCGCTATGCGACTGAAGATTCCGCGCTCACCCGCCTTAGACTCATACATGTTCTGCATCTCAGACAGGAAGGACTCAAAGTCAGGCTTCTCTGTGTACGCTACGCTGTTGTTAGCAAGTCTACGGTGTCCCTCGTTTCTCCACCAATCTCCTGACTTAGCTTTAGCCATACGTGGATCGGATAGATTAGATAAACTTATCAGTGCTGAACGCCTTACACCACCAACAACAACGATGTCTGCTATCTTACAGACAACATCGTGACACTCAATAGAGGTTAACTTACGGCCTGCGGCCTTTGAGAAAACACCAACACAAAAATTAAATAAATCTACTAGGGGTTCTGGGCCAGATGCACGTCCACCAAAGGTTTTAAGTCTTGCGCCTGCGGGACGGACGTTGTGCATATCCCACTTAGGAATCTTCCCTGCGTACAGCATAGCAATCAACTCGCGGAACGCAGAAGCCCAACCGATCTTGCTGTCACTAACGACAATAACGCTGTCAGTAGCATGGAATGTTTCTGCAATCTCAGGTAGTTTGTTTATGAAGTTACGCTCAACGCTAAACCCTACACCTGTGCCACACATAAGAACATACATCAACTCATCAAAGGATCGCGGTGAATCTATGTGCAGATAACTACAGTTAAACCCTGCAACATTATCTTTGTCGAGTGCTTCCCCTGCTGTCATCATGCATCTCATGCTAGGCATAACCTCTAGATTGTATATTGCATCGTATAATTTCTGTCCTTCAGATACAGTAATCTGTTCACGATCTCTCCAGAACTGTACGTAGCGATACACTGTCTCTGCCCATGTCTCTCTTCGATTATGTTCAGGTATCCAACGTGCGTAGCGTGACTTGTGTATAAATTCTTGGTACTGATCCATTAAGTGTTCTCCTTGGTGACGATTGTTGTTAGTTTATTTAAGTACCACGTAGCCTTATTTAAGTCCTCTACTTGCTTGCCTTTATAGTCGTAGCGCCAAAGGTATTTCATACAGTTACCCTTGAGATACCCTTTGAAAGCTACGCTAGACATAGACTCTTCAATGGCTTCAATGCATTCAATGTTGCCAGTGTTGTAGTGCTTTGGATTGTTGACAACATCTTCACTTAGTGTATGTGCTTCTTGCATAGCCATATCAACGTAAGGCTTGTAAGGCTCAAGTGCAGGATGTTCTTTAGCTACTCTATCCCAATCTGCGGGTGTTGCATTATTTAATCTTTTCATGTGCTATCTCTTCGTATAAGTTAATTGTAGGTTCTTTGCGCCTAGTATCTTTTAATTTAGAAGAAGAACTAATCTTCTTGAACTTCTTCTTTCTTAAAAACCTATCGCGCCTCTCGTCTTTTCTATTGAAGTCAGTCAAAACTCTCCCTCTTCTTGGGGTTAATCCAACTATCAGGGATGGTGTCTTCGCTAAACCACCTGAAGTTGTTAGCACTTGCCCACTCACCGTGGCTTCTTTTAGTGCCGTCTTTTCTACGTTTGGCTTGCGGCATTGGCGCACTTGGATTCGCAAACAGAAACACTAACTCTGTATCTTCGGGAAGTGTCTTACTAATCCAGATGTACTTGCTAAACTCTGCGTAGTCCCAGAACCTACCCTTAGCTTCAAGCAGAATCTTCTTGCCCTCAACCTCGCGGATAAAGTCTGGATGATAGTTATGCTCAACGGTGTAAGGAACTTTGTCGGTGTGGAAACTCCAACCATCAAGGATACCTGAATGTAGTTCATACTCCCAGTTAGAGTCGTAACCCTTAACTAAGTCTTTTTCTACAGGACGCTTGACTCGTTGTTTGCGGTAGCCCTTCTTAATCTTATTCAATGGATCACAGCCTGTCTGCGCTCTAGTTCTGCATCTATCAAGAGCCGCAAGTCTTCTAGAAACTCGTTGTCTATATCTGTAATAGACTTATCACTGTTGAATAAAAAACTTCCTGTAGCTATGATCATCTGTTCAATGTTCATTTTACTTCTCCTAGTGTGATAGTTTCTATTACGCGATGAGGGTTTGATTTAATAATCTTAGTTATCTTGTTGCAGACCCACTTAGGATGATAGGCGTTAAGATGCATAGTTCTTTGCGCCATGTAGTGAGTCTGCTCAGGCATAAAGTTTTTATAGTTATCAACAGTAACGCCCTGTCCTTCTTCTTCGCTGAGTAATGAGCGTAACCAATCAACTATAATAACGCCTGAGTGCTTCCTAATCCGCTTAGCTTTCTTGCCATTCATACTAGTAGTTCCTCTACTTTAGGTTCGACTACAACTTCTGTCAAGTATGCGAGTCCGTTTGAGTATTTAAAGGTACGTAAACCCTGTCCATCGTTAGCATCTTTGTAGCATTCGTGCTTGTACTTACACCAACTACAACCCTTTGGAAGTTTCATGTTGCCTTTCTTGCCATCAGGTATGGGAGTGTAACATAATTCTGGGGGTACGTCAAGCTCTAATGCAGGTAATAGCTGACTAATAGAGGTTTTAATGTTGGGCTTATCAAGATCGTCAGGCACGTACATACACAACTCACCGCTCTCTTTGTTCAACACCAAGAACCCGCCATTGTCAGTACCCTCTGCCGCCTCGTATCCCGCAAGCTGACCAAGGTATCCAAAGGGATCGTCTTGTGATAAGCGTCCGTCCTTGAACTTGTTAAACGCAAAGCGAGATGCGGTCTTAACATCCACCACTTCGCCATTTATCTTACAGTCCATGTGGCCCACGATGCCTTTAACTTCAACTTCTTTTTGCTCGTCTGTTACTTTGTGGCCGGACATACGCACAAGCATCAACACAATCTCTTCAAGCAAGTGGCCGTACAGAAACTTGATTTGCGTTGGCCCATCAATACCGCCACGCCCCGCGGGGTCACGCTTCTCATACCACAACTGACGCGATGGCTTTCCTACATTAGACATACGAACCGTGAAGTCTTTGTTACGATCAGAAGGAACTGCCCAAGACATCAGAGCTTCTTTAATTCCAACAAGAGTGTTGTCAATATCTTCTTCTGTTAGCGGCAAAGGCTTACCGTCTGATAGTCCTTCAAGGTGTTTGTAGATGTCAGGTACTATAGTATTAAGCTTCATGCTGAACGTCCTTTATATTTTTAATTACATTCGTTATAGTTTTAAGGTCTGTTTTAAACCACTCGTTAGCGTGTTCAATCTTATTTTCTTTTAGCGCAGAGTGAACGAGTCTCTCAGCTTCTCGCCTGTCTTCAAAGTATTTAGAATAAGAAACCTTATAATCTCTAAAGGGCGAGGAGGTTTGATACCCTGAACATCTATCAGCCGCATCTACAGCCATCCCAACCTTGTACCAACCTTTCCACGCAGGGTTTGAGATAATATACACGTAGCCTCCTAAGATAGTGTTGTACTCTGCTCTGTGTCTACGCCCAAGCAACTTAGCTAAGAGCCTTGGACTTGGCTGTACTCCTTCTCTGTACTTTTTCTTAATTGTATTCTCTGTCCTGCGTATGTCGTAACAGTCTATACACTTATAGTGTTTCTTACCTACAAAAGAAGACCACCAGTTAACAGGCGTTTCGAGCACTACCCCACATTCTATACAGTTTTTAATGTGTTTCACTCCAGTTCTCCTTTTAGATCAGGCCGATACTTAGCATTAAACTTATCTTGTTGTTTTTTTATGTCTGTTAGTTCTTCATCCACAAGCTCATCCATTTTCTGCCCT